GTTGGCGTGACGCTAGCACTAGCAGACGAGTAGGCCGACGATCCAACAGCGTTTGTGGCGAGAACCCTGAAGGTGTATGCCGTGCCGTTCGTCAGCGATGTGATGGTCGCCGAATTCGTTGTCGGGGCTGTCCCCCATGTTGTCCATGTGCTGCCGCTGTTGGTGCTGTACTGGACCGTGTAGGAAACGATTGGCGTCTGGGACGACACGCTCGGAGCGGTCCACGCCAGCGCCACTTGCTGATTGCCAGCGGTCCCGGAAACGCCGGTCGGTGCCGCAGGCAGGAACAAGTCCCAACGGCTGTCGTACGACGAGACTGCGCCGACCTCCACCCACACGCTGTTCGTTGAATCCCAGCGATATACGCGAGCCGTATCCGTGGTGACGTAAAGCCGCCCGGCCGTGCCGGGGCTTGGCAGGCTCGCCGTTGTGGCGACCTCGTAGATTTCCGTGGCACCACCGCCGCCCGCACCGATTTCCACCATCGTCCCGGCGGTGTTCTTAATGTAGAACTTTCCGTTCGTCTTATCCCAGGCTGGCTCGCCTGTGACGAAGTCGCTCGCCGTAGGAGCAGCGGTGCCGCTCCGAATGATGATCTTGTTGGTGCGAGGCATTACGGGTAGGTGCCGCCGTCAATGTCTGAGCTGGGGGACAGGTAGTCGGTGCCCGCCGTCGCAGCGGTGAATGCGCTGGTGCCGTTGCCCTTAAGGACTCCCGTCAGCGTGGTGGCCCCGGTGCCGCCCTGCGACACAGCCACCGTGGTGAACCCGCTGCCCAGCGTGCCGGCAGTGAGCGTGCCCACAGAGGTGAGGCTAGAGCCGGTGACGCCAGACCCCAGAGAGCTGCCAGACAGCACAGTGGTGCCGTTGATCTCGTAGACCTTGCCTGTGAGCAGGTTGAAGTCTTGGTTGCTCGTCCACGCCGCGGTGGAAGACACCCAGTTCAGGGTCTTGTCGGTCGTCCCCTTGAGCGTGATGCCGCCGCCATCTGCGGTCGCATCGCTGGGCGAGGCCGTGTCGCCCAAGATGATGTTGATGTCATCGACGCTGACGGCCGTACTGTTGATCGTCGTTGTCGTACCATTGACCGTGAGGTTGCCGGAAATCGTTAGGTTGGACGAAATCGTCCCGCCGGTCAGGGCGAGGTACGTGGACGACGCTGACGAGGTCGTCAGATACGTGGCCGAGATGTCGGGGATGTCGCCGGCCACAAGAGTACGGAAGGCGGGAGTGGCGTCTGCGCCCGTTGTCGGGCCTGCCAGCACCTTGTTCGCATTCTGCGTGGCGAGCGTGCCCGTGAGCGTGCCGCTAGTGGTGACGGGCGACCCACTCACCGTGAAGATGTTGGGCAGAGCCAAGGCAACGCTGGTGACGCTGCCGCTGCCGCCGCCCGCCCCGTAGTTCTGCGCCTTCACCCACGCCGTGGTGGCAACGGCCGTGCTGTCGTCGTTGGTCGCCGGAGTGGTTGCGGTGGCAGACGACCCAAGGATCACCGTGCCAGAGAACGTGGTGTTGCGGCTGATGGTCTGCGTCGTACCACCGGCCAGCGTGACAACGTACCCCGGGCCTGCGACCGCCTGGATGGTTGTGGCCGATCCGCCAGCCCCGCCAGTGCCCACGCCGATATAGAGGATGCCATTGCCTTCGCAATAGGCAGGCTCTGCGTTCGCCAGCGAGCTTGGGGCCGATGACCCCGTGGAGCGCTTCAGCCTGATTACGTTAGCCATAGTTTCCCCCGTCTACCAAGTTCGTCTCGTTGTGATTGCGCCACTTGCCGTTGTAGTACCGCAGCACATCCCCAGTGGCGAGTGTGGTGAACTCAATGTCCGTTGCTTGAGCGAGCTGGACGCTCATGGTCTGCAGCAGGTAGGCAAGCGAGGTCCAGCGGGTCACGCCGTCGCCGGCCTTCAGGCCGTTGTTCGTTGTGTCCCAGCCCAGTTCGCCCGGGAGAAGTATCGGGTTCTTCGTCTGCCACTCGTTGCTGGACCCTCTGCGGATTTGTATCCGTTCGGCCATCTACCTCCCCTTCGCGCGGTAGGCATGCTTGGCGATGATCTGCTCGCGAAGCTCCCCGACCTTGGCGCGCGGGTTGGCACGCTTGGCACGGGCGACTTCTTCGCGAACGATCTTCTCGTTGATGAGCTTGCGCTGCGGGGGAGCAGGGCCTGGGTCGTAGTTCACGCTTCCACTGACGGCACGGCGGCGCTTCTGGGCGACCTTCAGCACCTCGTCGTTGCCGGACACCCACGCTTCGGGGTCACGCCAGCCACGGTTGTCCGCAAGGCCGCCGACGTAGTACTTGCCAGAGATGTTGATGCCAGCGGCCTTTGCCTCGGCTGCTACGTACTTGGCCTGACGTTCTGGCATCGCGTCCAACTGCTGGTTGTTGTATCGCCCCTCCATGAATGCCCTGTCCGACCCCCTGGTGCCGGGAGGGCACTGGAGGGCGCACATGATGGCGAACTGCTCCGTGGCGCCAGAGGCCAAGGAACGCTTGTAGGTGGCAATGGCTTCGTCGCCTGCCTGTCGGACTTCGTAGGGGATGGTCATTGAGGTGGTCCTGGGGGTGGGCCGGGTGGCGGGCCTGGGGGAGGAGGAGGCGGAACCATGTAGTCCGCCACATCCATCTGGTTAACTGTCCCCCAGGCACGCAGAAGCTGATTGAACAGCTCCGGCCTGCCAGCCTGCAGCAGGCCCTGCGCCACAGGCATGGTGATCTGCATGAGCGCGTTGAGGTTCTCGGACTTGGTGGCGAGGTTCGGCTTGCGGGCCGATCCAGCCTCCACGCGGTACGAGTACTCGCGGGCGATGGCCTCCGGGTTCTCGGCCTGAACGTGAAGCTCCCAAGCCCTCGCAGCCATGGGGCCAAGGAGCGGAACGACATCCTGCGGCGACACAAGCCAACGGGCGCAGAGCGCTTCCTTGCGAGCGACCTCAGAGAGAGCGTCCTCCAAGATGTTTGCATAGTCGTCAGGCCGGATCGAAATCTGATCCGACTTCACCTGCGCCTCTGCCGCACTTCTCATGGAACTGCGGGTCATGCCGTAGATGAGTTCGGTCAAACCGACGCGGCGGTCGAAAAGCTGCGTGACCTCGGCGATGATCTGGTACATGTCGGACGTTACGCCCGGCATCTGGAAGACAGAGATGACATCGTTCACCGACCGGCCGATGGCCTCGCTGATCTCAATGATCTTTAGGCCGCCCTCGTCCTTCTCCAGAATCTTGGACTTCAGGTCTGGGTCCGCGGCCTTCGCCACGCCAATGAGCGTCTGGGACGCAGTGGCAATGCGAGTCGCCAGGAACGACATCGCCCAGTTGATGAATCTCAATTCTCCGATACCGGGCCGGATGATTGAGATAGGCCATGAGTAGCCGGGCTTCCCGTGCCACGCCAAGAGCGTAAAAGGCCATCCGCTGTTCGGCTCAGCCCAAAACGGGATCGGCCACTGCACGGCCATGAATAGGTTCTGCGGCACGCCCGTCTCGTCCACTTCCTCCTGCAGCATGGCCGGCGGGACGTTGAGCGGGTACTCAATTCCCTCTGCGATGGCGATGTAGCAGTTCGGCCCGCAGGCATCGAACTTGCCGCGGAGGTCTTCCTTGGCGTCCTTGAGCCGATCACCGAAGCCGGTCTTGGAATAGATTTCCCAGTAGACGACGAGGTCGTTGGTCTGCCCCATCTTCTTCCGGTACTCGTAGCCACGCTCGCCCGCTTCGGTGCGAGACTCGTAGCTCTGCATGTGACCCTTCAGGTCTTCCCGGTCCAAGCCGAACTTGGCGGCTACCTCATCGATGGGCTGCGTCCGCCTCCGGGCCGCCCAGCGGATGTCTTCAAACTCGTCGGCATCCGGGTCCCAGACGATATTGTCGATGGTGTCGTAGAAGCTGCCGGCCATCTTCACGGTCGACCCCGGCGGCGTGTACAGCTCATGCCACCACACGCCGCCGCCCTTGATGAACGCCTCTTCCACCACCTTGCGAGAGTGACGCTTCAGGTCCAGCTCGTTGCCCGTGTAGTTTAAGTAGTCCTCCAAGAGCTGGGAGACGACCTTGCGGCGCTCCATCATCATCTGCTGCTGCTGCATGCCCTGCTGGTACATCTGGATGCCGGGATCGGGAGCCATCACTGGCTGACCGTCCGGCCCCATGATCGGCCCGTTCGGCCCCATCATCGGCACCGGAGGCTGGGGCTGAATGCCGAGCAGCTCCGGGCCAATGATCGGATAGTCCTTGGGCGAGACAGTCCGAGCGGGGTTGCGGTGGTGGATGACCGCGGCGAAGAGACGAACGGCTTCCCAGACCCGGTTGACCTGCATGCGGAACGCAGGCGGGTTCATGCCCTTGTTGTAGCCCCGCTCTCCGCGGGCGTACTTGTCACGCCACATGAAGTCCGGGTCGCCGGCAAAGAACTGCATCGCCTCGTCCGCGTCAGCGGCGAAGGGGCGCTTGTGGGTCTGCGCCTGCTTGATGCAGTTCAGCCACCGGGTGACGATGGGCAGAAGGGGGCTGTCTTGGGGCATCTGGTACTCCTATGTACTAGTGCCTCACTTGCCCTTCCTGCCCTCCAATTCGGCCAGTTTCCGCTCCAATAGCGAGACTTTCTCGGAGAGGATGGCGAGCTTGGGGTTGGCCGGCTTGTGATCCCAGTAGCCGTACTCCTTCCACGCCGGGAACTCCTCAACGCCCGGGTCGGTCAGGTGGTGGACGCTGGGCTTCTCCGTGCCGCCGTAGCCCGGGGCCACGGCCCAGAGGGTCAAGACACGCTGGGACACGCCGGTCACCAGGGCCGGGACCGGGGCGGCGCCCTCATGTCGGTAGTACAGGACGAACTCGCCGAGTTCCGCGGACGGCATCTGGTAGGCTTCACTCATCGCTTCTGGTATCCCATCGGCCCAAGGACAACGCAGGACTCGTCTTGCAGCCCAAGCCGACGAGGCTTGTCTGCGAGCCACTTCACCCACCAAGGCTCAGGGCCAAAGCTCTTGGGTGGCTGGTGGTACTTCGGCTCGTACGCGCACAGGTACTCCATACACTGCACGGCGTGAACGTCCCCCCGCGTCTGCGGCTCGTCGGTGACGAAGACCTGACCGTTGATGGTCTGGGTCTTCTTTCGATACCGCCGCATCTCCCTCACAAGATTTGGGCACCCGCCCTCCAGAACCTTCAGCTTCGTTGTCCCGTCCCCACGGATGTGCAGCATCTGCCGGACGATGGACGTGCGGGCCGGGATGTCGTCCGACCCAGGCGTGAACGAGTGTGTGCTGACCTGCGAGCGGATGCCGCGCTTCTTCAGCTCCTCGCTGTATAGCTCATGCGGCAGGCGACCTGAACCCAAGTCGCGCAGCATGCCTCCGTGCATGTCCATGATGAAGTTGTAGAAGTGCTGCTCCCGCACCTTGTCCGCGAACTGCTCGCCAAATATCAGCGCGTTACACTGCCGGATGTACAGCTCATCATACAACAAAAGGAACCGCTCGTCAGGTGGTACTGCGCCGAACACGCAGGCCATGACAGCATGCCCAGGGTCGATGGCGACGTAGCGCGTCCAGTCGGGGGGCACCTGCCCGCCCGGGAGTTCCGACCGGGAATGGATGTGAACCGACGAGTTGAAGGTCGGGTACATGAGCGTGGATTCGGTGGTGAACTCACCCTCCGCACGCATCTTCAGCTCGTCCATGCCCAGAGCGGCCCACCGCTCTATGTTCTTCCGCTTCTCCTCCTCATCGATGTGCGCGTTGTCCAGAAACCTGAGCGTGAACTTGCGGATGATCGGGTTCTCGTTCCCGGACTCCACTTCCTTCTCGGCTCGCTCGCACAGCCCCAGCAGGGCGTCGTTCTTTGAGTGCGGCATGGCGGACCACACAAAGCGACCCTTGCGATCCGCGAGGCGGGCCTGCATCTCCCCCACCCATCGCTCGTTATTAATATCCTCGTCAATGTGGACGAGGTCGGCCTGGAAGCCCTGCGGCGGGTCACCCTCAGACGAGAAGAAGTTAATCACCCAGCCGTTGACCAGCGTCACCTTCTGGCAGTACTGAGCGCTCTTCAATACCCAGGACACCTCTTTGACGAACCGCGGTGGGATCAGAGGCGGCGCGGGCTTGGCGTCCTTCCGCCTAGCGCCGTCCTTGGTCGGGTCAAACGACCGCCACTCATTGGTGTTCTCGTCCCGGATGATCCGAAACGCTCCCGCCCGAAAGAGCATCGGGTAGGCCACTAGGCCGATGTGGGGCCAGTTCCTGCCGACGATTACCAAGTTGCCGTCTGTCTTCGGGTACTTCTCGTACGGGTCGCACCCGGTGGCCGCGCGAGCGTCCTCTACGAACGTGGCGAGGGATTTGCCGCCGCGATTTCCGCCAAGGACGATGCGCTCTGAGACTAGCGACTGGTGGAACTCCTCTTGCAATGGCATCGGCCGATAGAGGCGCAGGGACTCTAGGCGGCGCTCTGCCAGCTCAGCCTGCACCGCTCGCAACTGCTCAACGGCATGTTGCGACGGCCCCAGCGGAATGTCTGGCTCAGGCGTCGGTACTTCGATCTTCGGATGCTTGCGCATTCTTCTGCTTCGCGGTCATCTCGGTCCACTCGCCGCAGTTCCAGGTGGTGAACACCATGGGGAACCGA